ACAATTTTTTTTTATAATCATCGTCAAATTTTTTTCCTTTATTTGGAGATGGTTTTCCTTTTTTTGATGATGATATCTTCTGTTTAGTTTCATCACTCATTGGCGATTTTTTTAATCCCTTTAACGATTGACTTATTTTTAACTTAGTTTCATCAGATAATATTCTCCCCTTTTGACTACGTGAGATTGATTCACCAAAAGAGGATTTCATTTTCAATCCCTTATTCCACCCTTTAATATTTTTAATATTATTATTTTTTTTGGCAATATCAGACATTTTTTTCTTTTGCTCTTTAGTCATTTTTCTACCTTTCATTGGGTTTCCTCCCTCTCCACCTTCTGTCAAGTTGGTAAGATTGAATCCCCATGATTTAAATTGACTAATCCAATAACACTCAAAAAAATCAACATTATCCTCATCGCAAATGTCCAAAATCTCCAAAATAATTTTACCATTAGACAACAGTGTTTTTTTTATCCAATTCTCTTTATAAGTTTTACCGTTCTTAGATTCGTATATATGTCTATAATATCTGTATTTAATATTTTTAGTTTTACCAATATATCTAACTCCATGGTCATCACTCAAAGTATATATTATATATTCCATATATATAAATATATAATTTAATAAAAGTTACTTAACTATACTTAAATAAAATTCACGACGTGTTTTTGTAACGTTCCTCAAATCATATGTGTCCTTAACGGTTTCATAAAGACGCTCACCCATATCGGTAATCATATTTGGATTTTGAATGAGTTTCTTAATGTACTTAGACCAATCACTATGATTTTTATGTTCATCAACTAATAAGGCGTTTCCATCAACAAAGTTACCATTTTTTAAACTATGTTTTAAATCAATAGTGTATGGACCAATTTCAGAAGCGATAAGTGCCTTTTTATAAAAACCCGCTTCAATAACCTTAAGTTGAGATTTCATTCGGTTAAAGATATGGTTCTTAATTGGGGCCAATGAAATATCCAATTTAGAATAATTCATTGCATATGTGGTAACAGGTTTAGTCCAAACTCTACGATAGGGTAGACTAGTTTCATTTGGGAATTCAACATCTTTAAATTCCATCAAAAATTTCTTATACTCGTCACCAACAATTTCGTACTTATTTGTGAAAATTTCTTCATATCTAACCCAAACAGTTTCATGAGGAAGTATATCTCTACGTTTTTCTTCTCCTGTTTTTGGATTAATTTCCGTCATGGTACCACGAGTATCAAAACCACAAATCACATATTGAACTTTATCGTTGATTTCCTTTCCGTTCTTTTCAACCATTCCATCAAGTAACAATAAATCATGAAGGTGAGAAGAACCTCCAAGCCAACCAACTCTAATTCTTTCGGATTCTAAGGTTGGTTGTTTAAATTGAGGTTCGGTTGGGTCAATTGCATTTGGGAAAATAATTACATTTTTGTTTATTTTCTTAATTTCATCCGCAAAAATTGTTGTAGTAGTAGTTACATAACTTGCCTCCCGTAAATTTGCAACAATCTTTTCGTTTAATTTATGGTTAACAATTAACTGATGAATCGGGTGTTCTCTTGTGGGTAGCCAATAATCGTCAATGTCTATAATTACTATAATACCCATTGCCTTTAACTGTCGTATAAGTTGCGGGACAATATCATAGTTTTGCCCAATACTTCTGTGAGCGTGAACTATTTGATATTTTTTCCAATAATTAATATCGTTTATTCTTGGTTCGTAATCAATATCCACATGGAAATCATCTGAATAAAGATTTTGTAACATAATGTGAGGGTCTAAAGAGCGGAACTTACCAACTCCGGTTTTGTCCGAGGGCGTGACTAAAACATTGATTTTTTCTTTCATAATTAAAAAATATTAATGAAAGTATACGACCAAAATTATATTTTATCAACTATGATGAATAAAAAACCCCCACATTTGTGAGGGTTAAAGATTACTGTATCTTTTTCACTTTCGTGACCTTTCCTTCGAATATATGTTTCCCCACTTTAAATGAGAATATATCATTTGTTTTTGAAACTGATTCTGTTATCATACCATTTTCAGATAAAACTTCTTGGACAACTTCCTTTAATAAACTTCTAAGACTTTGGTTGTCTAGAACATTTTGTCCTTGAGATTGTCTTTGAGATGTAGTTTCTTTAACAACTCCTTTTCCCTGATAACCATTTCCATCTGAACCTAAACTCATAAGACGAGCGGCTTTATCCACAAGTTCGTTTGATAATGTTGGCCCACCCATATTGTTTGGTTGAGAAATTGGATGTTCAATCATTAACTTCTTAATTTCATCAGGTAATTTGGATGATAAAATCTTATCTTGGGTAACGGGTTGTTGTGGTTTTGGTTGATATGTACTTTCTTGAACTAATTCTTGGGGTAAGTTATATTTGGCGGATGGCGCGTCATAAGATTCTACCATTGGAGTGTTAACATCAGGTAAGGCATCTGCTCTACGTGGTATTGTATTGTGTTTTTCCATTATCTTTTTGGAAACCATCAACTTTTGTATTAAGTCATTTTCGTTTGTCATAAATTAAAATTATTGGGTAAATTCACTATTATCAAATCTTGCGTTAACAATGACTCTTACCATACTTTTATCCCCATTTGGATTATATTTTGGTCTTGGAGTATTGAACTTTTCGTTTGTTGGTTTAAAGGATAGAATCTTGTCGACTCTGAATAACCTCCAACCTGGTAAAGGTTGTTCTCCTTTATATGCGGTATGTGAAGCCCCTTGATAATCCCACGCTCTTAATACGGGGTTATCGGCTTTACTATAACCAAAACAAACAGGTTCAATCTCTCTAAGACCTCTACCACCTGGCTCATCACCATCATAGTAGATTATAATCTTATTTCTTTTGTTAATTGCATCAACAATAGAGTCAATTGATGCTATTTCTAAAATAAGAGACTTTGCTACGTTGTAAAGTTTCATTACGCCGATGGAGTCGTGTATGGATTATTTGGTTGATATTCGTTAACTTTTGTTGTGTTTTTTCTTTCAACGATGTCCTGAATTGCGCCAGCTTGTTGATTGTAAACATCTAAAAATACACCAGTACCCTTACCTTGGTCATCACCATCAGCCAAAGCATCAGGATTTACCGAAGAATATTCATACTGTTTATTAAAATCATTTTTAGTCAAAAGTTTTTTTCTTTCGATATCCGCAATTGATGACAACTCATTATTTGGTTGTTCAAAAACTAAAGGTTCTACTTGTGCCATAACTTTAAATTATTTTTTTTATTAAATCGTTTATTCTTTTTAGACTTTCAGTAACTTCCAAATCATAAAATTCTACATTTGATTTGTGACTTTTACTAGACCTATTTGTACTATTTAAACCATCTTTTTCATGTGTTTGTATGTATTGATTTGGTAATACTTCAGATTTTACTTTTTTACCCAAATCAACATCGGTTCTCATTGAACCTAAAGTTCTGTTCACCCATTCTTTAACGTAATGACCTCCATTTAATATGAATGGTAAATCATTTTCACGACCATTAAAATTATCAAAGAAGTTTTTCATTCTTTTTAATTGTTGGTATGTAACTTCTTTTGAATCTCTTAATTCAATATTTCTACGATACCCCTCTGTTGTTTCATCAGCACCTTCGGCAGCCCCGTAACATTGTTCAAGGTAACCAACCACATCTTCAGGAAGTGGAACTTTATGTCCATATAAATCCTTATTCATTATTTTTTAAAGCCTTCATTAATTGTGTTAAACTAATACCTTCTTTCTCCGCAAGTTTTTTAATCGACTTTAAGTTACTCATTAATATTTTGCTAAGAGTTGAATCCTTACCTACAACATCTGATTCGTCTTTTGATTTCTTGGCTATAATGTCTTCAACCATTTTAACCATTTTTTCTTTTTGAACTTCAGTCAATTTATCCTTTTCAACAATTCTTTGTTTTAGTTCACCGTTCTTTTTTTTGACATTTTTTAATTTACCAAATTGTTTTGTTCTTTCAACTGCGTTATCGACCCCCATTTTTTTTAGAGTTTTAACACTATCTTTAAAATCTTTGTCTTTTGTTTCTTCATAACCAAAGGCGTCTTCCATATTTATTTCAGAAACTACATTATCATCCTTTTCCTCACTTTCACCCCAATATACACGATAACCTCTTGTTACAGGGTCGTTTGTCACTCTTGACATGCCTATTGTTTGGTCCAAGGTTTTCTTAGGGTGTAGAGTCATATCTAAAGGTGGGATTTTAGAACCTAACATTGTTCCATCGGCATCAATTATCTCATCAATCTCACCATCTTTCTCAATTGACTTTAAAGCATTATCTACATTTTTTTTACTCAATTTTTGTCTTGAGTTTAAAATTTTCTCGATAGTTTTTTTCAACTTATTTTCATGTTTTTTATTAAACACTTTTTTTTCATCTTTTTTTCGTGATTCTGTCAAAGTTTCTGCAATTGTATAATATAAAGAAATTGTCTCTCCTCTATCTTTCAAGAAGAAATAACGACCATTACTAAAATATTCGGTATTGTAATTAATCATATCTTTTTACAATAAATACTTCGTTACAATGTATTTATCAATAAAAAAGAATGGCGGGTCAGAATATTAATCAATACGTTTACCCAAATTTAAATCCGAAGTTAGCGTTAGAGAGTTATGATATGTCTTTAACCTCTGATGAAAGAGGTTTTAATATGGAGGTAGTATTTTCTCCGTATTTGATAGCTCAAACCTATGGTAACAGACTTCCATTCTATTTTGATATTAATAGTTCAATAACGAACCAAAAATTTACATTAAATTATAAAGAATATAACAGAAATAATATTTTTGTTTCTGAAAATTATTATAACATAAATAATGAGGATTTAACTTGTTATTCGGCTCAGACATCTTGTGATATTGGGTTAACGGGTATTGACAATGGACTCGTTACAGGAATGACGGGGTATTCAATTACATTCACAAAAGGTTTATTCTCAGACGGAT